AACAAATGAATAGTAATAGTTAAAAGTCTTATAGATAATTGTTTTCAAAAATCAACTACCTTTTTAAAATACTTGTTATACACATCCTCAAAGTCCATCTCTTCCTGGACTGGTTCATTGGCTGCACCACGCCACGTATCTACATCATCAAGGGTAGATGACTGGGCAGTGAGTATGTTCTTACACAACCAGACACTAGCATCACCAGTAAATACACCCAGTTGCAAGAACTTCAAGCGTATCTCACCCGCTAACGGGGTAAGGAACTGCTCAAAGTTATCCTGAGCTATCTGCTTGAACCAATTAGGATATTCCATTTCAACCTCCAGTAGAGTAGAACCCGCCACCCTTGAAGGTGATGCCAGGCGAAGACCAGATACGAGACATAGAACTATGGCAGTCAGTACACACAGGGTTGATGATCTCAACGTGGATAGACTGCTCTATCTCGCGTGTGTTACCGCACTCACACTTGAAAGAATAGATCATAACATCACCGCTTCTTCTATGTTTAGAAACCCTACTGTCTTATCTACCTTATTTTTATTAGCAAATTCTGAGGTGGCTGGCATCACGTGAACACCCCACTCCGGCTCTGGTATATCAGCCAAGTCAAAGGAGTAGATCCCAAGTGGAGTGGAGTTAATATAAAAGGGTAGCGAGTCTCGGTGATAGGCTTGAGAGATCAGCTTCTCGTACTTAGTTTGCTCTATAAGTAGCGTATTGTAATGGGTTTGGCGACACTTGAGTTCGATAAAGTGTGCAGCCTTGGGGCTGATGCAATCGAAGGCATCATAGATTCCTGGTGCTCGCTCTAAGTCTGGGTATAAATTAAGTTTAAGAAAGTCAAAGAGTATTAACTCGTTAATTGTCGCCACCATAACCTTTATGGTCTTTCCAACCTTGTGCAATATGTATCTCACTACTCTTTGCGTGACGTTCAAGTAAAGCAAACAGCATCTTCTCTGTATCAGTGGCTATAGTGACACCACAGATACACTTGAAACTAAATGTCATCGCCAAGGACTGATCCCACCAAGGAGATCTTGTAGCTTACGCATAGAGTTATTTACCCTACGATCTGCTGTAGATACAGCACACTCTAATACTTGTGCTACTTGTGCAAGGGTATAGTTATCGTAGTACCGATAGGTAAGTATCTTCTTGTCATACTCTTCTAACTTAACGAAACACTTCTTAATATCTAGCAGTGCTGCAAGTAAGGTGCCACCTTCTGATGGACTAGATGATCCCTTAGGTTGACCATCTCTGATCATATCTTGTGCTTGTTCAAGGACTGTGTTATCTACCACTGATGCAATCACAAAGGGTAGTAGCTGAGCCAAGGTACCAGACTCATAGTATGCTTCATCCTGTGTCTGATAGCCAGACTTAGAAGCCTTCTCCTTGCGACAGTAACGCTCAGCACTGCGTAACATCTGCCACGCTACACGCTTCTCATTATGTATGCGTTGCTTGGTATCTTCAACATCAAGTTCAGACTTGATCCAGTTGGTACGGGTGATGGCCCATTGGTAACACTCTTGCAGTACATCTTCACGCTCTACCCATTGGGCAAATCTTTTATGCACAACACTAGCAACTGAAGGTGCTATGTCATAGATAGATGGATGTATCTCACTCATTCTCCGGTACCTCAGGCCACTTACCATCGAGTACCATCATTGCAATAGCACTGTAGTTAAGTAGATCAAGGAAGCTATCACGCAAGGACTCATTAGAAGGGTTGACATCAGAGTCAACAAGGTTATTGATGCGAGCTATCTTATCCCACATACGTACACGCAGACCATTAAGTGGTCCACCTGGTGACTGAGCAATGTTCTTTGGACCGTAATCGTGGTGCTTACGAATGAGTAGATTGCCTGCTGTATCCATAATGCGCCATACATCTGCAATAAACTCTGGTTCTATCTTGTCTCGGTAGGTCGAATCAGCATAGTCTCTGTTGCCATATCCACTTCGAGGATCTGGAAGCCCATATGCTGCAAAATCTGTATCATCTGTTGCCATTCGTCTCTACTCACCCTTCGATTCACCCACTAGCAAAGCTCGCGTTGCATCTGCACCGTTGGCTAGGTAGTAGTCATTGATGTCCATACCTGGAGGTAGTGTAACAATTTGTGAGTTAATTATCTCACTGGCGACACGCTTGGAGAACTCAGCCCCAGGGTTGGTGCCATCTTCCTTGATGTCATTATCACCTACGATATAAACTGTGTCATAACCTGTAAATAACTTAGCAAAGTGTGGCTTCCACGCCTGCACTCCTGGTACACCTACTGCTGGGATACCCAGTACCCCGCTAGTAATGACTGTATCTAACTCACCTTCGCAGACCACAATATGTGGTGACATAGACAAGGTATCTTCAACGTTATAGAGGTGAGCCTTCTGCCCTACTGGACTGCCATACTTAGGCTTAGCATCATCTAACCTACGAAACTTGTAGCCTACGCACATATCAAGTGCGGTGATGTAGGGAATAGAGATCCATCCCTCATACATCTCGTGACCATTGATGGGATCTGTCACTGTGCCTAGCTGAAAGCGTGCTGCTACCTCTTCAGATATCCCACGTTCTGCTAGCACGACGAGTGCTTCCGGACTTACCTCCTGTGCGTATCGCTGCGCCGCTTCCCTTAGCAATTTCGACTGCACGTTTGAGGCCATCCTTAAACTCCAAGTTCTCTAATATGCAGACAATGCTGACTGCGTTGCCACCCTTACCGCAGGTGTGACAGAAATATAAATTATCTACTGTGTTCATAACAGCAGACCTACGTGAGTCAGAGTGCAGAGCACACCGTACTGCTACTGCCTTACCTTCTCTTACTTCACCACCATAGTGGGCAATGATTGCTCCTATGGGTACAGCTGTAGCGTCTAGGTCGCCTTTGTAACGCTTGTTCTTACGTATCCTTGCCCAGTCTTGTGCTGGCATTCACATCCTCTGCACTTCTCGTGCCAGTGTGCAGCACGCTTGACGTGGTTAAGTGAGTTCTCTTCACCTGCTTTAAGGCAAGATTCGCAGATCATTCTTCTACCACTTCATCTGGTAGGTACTCCTCTGTTGCTTCTTCAACATCAGCTTCCTTGATTGCTTCTTCGATCTTAGACTCTGGTTCTTTCCACGTAGAAGTGGTAGTGATCTTTCCTTCTGGTACTGGTGTCATTGCTTCTCCTTGATCCATTGTTCTAGGTCTTGGATAACCCAAGCCTTATCTATACCGGAGTTGCGACGCTTAACTACAACATAATGCAGTGGCACTTCCCCAATACCACGAGCCTTAGCATAATTAAGCGCCTCAACTTCGGCCTCAGCCCAGAACTCTGGCAAGCTCAGGGCCTTTCTATTCTTGAGTTCTAGTATGTAAGTCTTTCCCGCGACTACGCACACCAGATCCCCTTCATCCTTACTGCCAGCCTTGGTTAACCTTTCAGCTAACACGCCAACTGACCGTAGGAATTTCATTACATCGGTCTCGAACTGAGCACCCTTGCGTCCATTAGGATTAGCCATTGGCGCCTGTATCGTAGACTGCTTTACCATTCTCATCGGTAGTTACCTTGAGAATCTTTAGATCTATCAGCACAAGGATAAGGTTACGCATATCATTACGCAACTGATTGATCTCATTCTTCAAGTACTGAATCTCAGTTTGCTGCTTCGACATTATATCCTCCGCCATATCCATAGTGCTGATCTTTTCTAAACATATTACCCCAGACAGGATCGTCTGTGATCTGACACGCTGCATAGTTTACATAGAGCGTTGCATAATCTGATGCGTCGGCAGTGTGTGGGCCAAATCTATTCTTTACCGCAGCAACCTTGAGGGTTGCCTGTTGTGGATCATAGCCCAGCGTTAGGATCAACGCCGGTAGTTGGCTTACCTTCCCGTGAATTGCACGTCGTGCTGATGGATTAGTAGGGTTTCCATACTCACTCTGTTCTGATACGTGATGTAGCACAAGTACACAAGCCTCAGTCTTACGAGCCATATCGTGTAGCTCCATCATAATCGCACGTAGTCCAGCCCACTCGTTGTCAGTCTCTGCTGCAACGTTCATTAGGTTGTCTATCACAATCAACTCTGGTGCTTTTCCATACAGTTCTACATAAGCCTTGATCTCTAACTCAATATCATCTAGTGATGGTGATGAATCAAAGACCCACTTGATGTGCTTAAACTTCTCAAAACGTTTGTCATAGTAGTGAGTATCCTTGGAAAGATTAGCTTCTACCGACAACTGTGAGTGACCAGATGTATGAGCAGCAGCTCTCATCATCACAGTTGTAGTGTCAGTATCGGCTGAAAAGAATAAGGTTGGAACTTCTGACTTGATCGCATAGATCAAAGCAAACATAGACTTACCTGCATTCGGTGCTGCTGCCACCATACACACTTGTCCACGTCTGAATCTGATCTGCTTAACCCCTAAAGGTTTCCACACGTCAGGTAATGGTGTTGCTTTGGTAAGCACACCACCCCAAGCGCGGGATAGATCAAGCAATTCGTTCCTCCTTGATTGTTATCTTTCGTTGACGTCGGATGAACCTGCGTTCACCTTCAGTGATGCCTCCCCAAATGCCGTGACTTTCATTCTGTATTCCCCACTCAGCACACTCTGCTTGATGTTGGCATTTTCTACAATTGGTTTTG